CCTTCCAACCCCCCGGTTGCCGCAGCATTGCCCGTCGCTAGGGTGGTAACGCCCGCCGCGACTGTTGCCGCCGCTAAGCCTGCTGGTCCGGCTGACAGGCAAGCGGCGGCAACTTTGCCGCCTCCACAGCGCCTTGCTGCTGGTCAAAAATTCGTGAAAAGGATTTGAAATCATGCGCATTTTATTGTTTGCTATTGCATGGCTGCTGCTGATGACTGTTGCCGCATGTGACATTCTTTCCAGCGTCACCACCGGCCCAACGGCTGCCACCAACACGACTCTGTCCAAGCCTGCCGGGCAATTGTTCTGCGCGCTCGATAAGGCCGGGGGCCAGGTAATCGTAAGCCTCATCGACGCCGAGGCTACGGCTGCGGCTGGCGTAGCCGCACCTGTGGCGATCCTGGCGACTGGTGCCACCGCAACCGCCGTTCAGAACGATTGCACGGCTGCCGCCGCTTCCACTGGCGCTACGGCTGGCGTGCCGGTCAGCCCGCCAAGCAACGTTGCAACGGTCGCGAACGTGGCGATTGTGAAGCCTGCAAGTTGAAAAAATGCGCGTTCAGGTTAGGCCTTACGATCAATTTGGGCGTGATGTTTCTTGGATTACGCAGGAAGTTATTGAAGGGTATATTTTTGCCCTGATAAAAGGTGAACGTTTTGCCAAAAGTTATGTTTTCAAACATACGCAAGGCGATCCGTTGCGTTTGCGCACGTTTGAAGAAGTGTTGCTAGACGATCCTGATTTTGATGATTTGAAAGATCAAATATGGGATGAGCAAGGGTTGCCAGAAAAAGGCAGCATTGAATACCATATTTGGCAGATTGAGCGCGCGCTAGAAAGCCCTGACTTACCGCCGCAAGAATTGTCCAAGCTGTATAAAATCCTTGGCGAATATCGAGGCTGGATTACCAAGCCAGGCGAAGGCAGCACGCAGACAGTCAATATCAACACTGTGGGCATCGACGGTAAGCCCGCTAATTTGCGCACCATGAATGACAAAGATGCAGAGTTAATTTATATGTCTCTGTTGACTGGCAAAAGTTGATGCCTGTTAATTTTGATTTCGACTTCAAAAAGCCTGATTACGGTAAGGTTTTTCGCAAGCGATTGCAAATTATGCAAGAACTTGACGATCCACTTGTAATTGCTGCGCTAAAAACTTATTACAAAAAGCATCCTGCGCAATTTATTAATGATTGGGGTTGCACGTTCGATCCGCGTAATGCTGATATCGGTTTGCCGTCAACTATCCCGTTTATTTTGTTTGAAAAACAAGAGGAATGGGTTGAATGGTTGATGGATAAATGGCAAAGCCGTAAACCCGGATTGACTGAAAAATCGCGTGATATGGGGCTTAGCTGGCTTTCGCTTGCTACAGCTTGCACGATTTGCTTATTTAACGAAGGCGTTGTCATAGGTTTTGGTTCGCGTAAAGAGGAATACGTTGACAAAATTGGCAGCCCTAAATCGCTTTTTTGGAAAGCCAGAAAGTTTCTTGAGTTTCTGCCTAAGCAATTTACTGGCGGATGGCAGTTAAACCGAGACGCGCCACACATGCGTATAAAGTTTCCTGGAAGCAACTCTACAATTACTGGTGAAAGTGGCGACGGAATAGGACGTGGCGATAGAACGTCAATATATTTTGTTGACGAGGCTGCTTATATTGAGCGGCCGGAATTGATTGAGGCTTCGCTTTCCAACACAACGAATTGCCGAATTGATATTTCTTCAGCACGCGGCATGGCAAATCCTTTTGCACAAAAGCGATTTTCTGGCAAGATTAATGTGTTTACTTTTCATTGGCGCGACGATCCGCGTAAAGATGAAACGTGGTATTCGAGTATGGAAAACAATCTTGATCCTGTGACGTTGGCGCAGGAAGTTGATATAAATTATGCCGCGTCAGTTGACGGCGTGGTGCTGCCTGTTGAATGGGTGCTGGCGTCAGTTAATGCCGGGCAAAAGCTCGGTATCGAAGTTTCAGGCGCGCGCATCGCGGCCCTGGACATTGCCGACGAAGGCAAGGATTTGAACGCGATTGCGTTTAGATACGGCATAGAATTGCGCGGCTTGCGTTCATGGAGCGGCAAAGGCAGCGACACCCTTTATACGTGTGAAAAAGCATTTATGTTTATTGATGAACACGAATGCAACGAATTGCAATACGATGCGGACGGCATAGGCGCGCTAGTAAGAGCGGACGCGCGCATGATAAATGAGCGTAGAAGCAAAAACAAAGAAAAATATATAAACGTTATTCCGTTTCGTGGCAGTGGTGAAGTAGTAGCGCCTGACCGAGAAATGGTAAAAGGTCGAAAAAACAAAGACTATTTTATGAACAGAAAAGCGCAATCGTGGTGGTCGCTGCGCATCAAATTTCAGAACACATACCGCGCAATTCAAAGCCTGAAAACAGGTGAACCGACGGAATACGACAAGGAAGAATTAATTTCAATTCCTTCCAACATACCGGAATACACAAATCTAATACGCGAGTTGTCGCAACCTACATATACGCTAACAACAAGCGGAAAAATACTTGTCGATAAATCGCCTGACGGAACACGGTCGCCCAATTTAGCTGACGCGGTTATGATGCTCTATTCACCTGCAAAGCGGGCCACCGGGCTTTTTACAAAGAAAGTTGCATAGCATGTGGGCAATATTTAATCGGTTTTTTGCGAGCAAGCCTGTTGCTACCGAAAGTAAAGCAAAAGAGTTAAATTCGCTTTTTTCCACGCATGGCAGCACACGCAGGCAGTTGCAAGAAATTCAGTTGCCAGAGTTTTCTGTTCCGCGTGTTCGCCTGACAGAAACAGGTGTTGCAATGGATAGCGGCACACTTGGCGGTGGTGCTGATATCGGCGCTAAGCCACAGTTTACAAGTGGCGCTTATGGTGTGCCGGATGCACAATTAGGCTGGTATGCTTCGCAAGGATTTATCGGCTATCAAATGATGGCCATTCTTGCGCAGCATTGGCTTATTTACAAAGCCTGTGCAATGTCTGCGAAAGATAGTGTGCGCAACGGATGGGATTTAACATCCGATGACGGGCAAGAGTTGACGCCAAAAATGCTTGGCATTATTGGCAAAATTGACAAGCGGATGCGAACGAAATGGCATCTTCAAGAATATTTGACGAAAGGCCGCATTTTTGGCATTCGTGTAATGATGTTCAAAGTCAATTCTACCGATCCTGACTATTACAAAAAACCTTTCAATATCGACGGTGTTACACCTGGTTCTTACAAAGGCATGGTGCAGATTGATCCTTATTGGATTGTGCCAGAATTAATTACGCAGAATTTGATTGAACCAACAGACTTGCATTTTTATGAGCCTGAATTTTGGCGCATTGGCAGTCTGATCGTTCATCGTTCGCATTTAGTCATATACACAACCGGACAAGTTGCCGACGTTCTTAAGCCTGCTTATTATTACGGTGGCGTTAGTGTTACGCAAAAAATATATGAGCGTGTATATGCAGCCGAACGGACTGCAAATGAAGCTCCTATGTTGACTATGACGAAACGCCTAACCGTGTTTACTACTGATCTTGAAGAAGCTCTTGCTAACGAAGCCGCATTTTCTGAACGCATGGATTGGTGGCGCATGACGCGCGACAATTACGGCGTGAAGATTAACGGTATTGACGACAAGATAGAACAATTTGATTTGACGTTGACTGATTTAGATGCAGTCATAATGACGCAATATCAAATTGTTGCCATGATTGCTGAAGTGCCAGGCACAAAGTTGCTAGGCACGCAGCCGAAAGGTTTTAATTCGACTGGTGAATTTGAAGAAAGCAGTTATCACGAAACGCTAGAAAGCATTCAGGAAAACGATTTAACGCCTGTTTTAGATCGGCATTATATGCTTGTCGTTCAGTCAGAATTGAAGCCAAGATTTGGCGCTGGCGATTTGAGCATCAATGTCAGTTGGAATGAGCTTGATGCCATGACCGGCCTTGAGCAAGCGCAGCTTAATTCGGCTTTGGCTGCCACTGACGAAACGTTAGAAGCCATGGGGGCCATCGACGCGCAGGACGTTCGGAACCGGCTTATAGCGAACAAAGACAGCGGGTATAACGGGTTGTCCCCCAAGGTGCCGCCGATGCCTGACACCCCGTTGCCGCCGCCACAAGCGCAGGGCGCTAAGCCGCCGCCGAATCGCATTCATCCGATTGCAGGCAGTTGATGCAGACTGGCCAGGACGCGGCGGACAAGAGCAAGGCTAGGCGTGCCCGGTCACAGCGTCGCAAGATCAAAGCTGACGGCAAGAAAAAGCCGCGCATACTTGCTCGCGGTAAAGTGCTGCGCATAAACGCATCGACACAAGAAAAATATCTTGCTTCTATTATGCCGCTTGTAGAACGCATGATAGCAGAAGCACGCAAGGAAATACAAAAGCTATTTGCAGAAGATTTTGCGCAGCAACATTTTGCCCACAGTGTGGGCATGGATGCAAGCATAAGTAGCCAAATAAGAATATTGACGAATGCACTCAAGAAAAAATACGATCAACTTTTTGCGCAAACGTCAACTGATGCAGCTACGTCGATGGCCGATGCTGTAAACCGCAATTCTTTCAACAGTAGCAAAGCAAGCGTTAAGGATTTTCCTGATCTAAAAGAAGAAGGTAAGAAGCTGACAATTGACTTAAAATCACTTGACGGGCGCACTAAAGAAATTTTGTCAGGTTCAGCAAAAAACGCAACAAGTTTTATTCGATCAATACCAAGCAAATATCTTGATAGAGTAACTGACGAAGTTTTCAAGAGTGTTACGCAAGGCAACGGTATGGAAGACTTGATACCGTTTTTTGAGAAGTTTGACGAAGGAACAAAAAACTGGGTTCATAATACAGCTATGGACCAAACCAGAAAGCTGTATAACGGATTAAACAAAGGCAGAATGCAAAAAATAGGCGTGACACAAGCTGAATGGATACATTCGGGCGGCAGTCAACACCCGCGCCCGCTACATGAAGCATTTGACGGGCAAATTTATGACCTTGATAAAGGCGCGCCAGTTGGTGACGATGACGACAACGAATACGTTGATGCAGGCGAAGAACCGAATTGTCGCTGCACATTCGCGCCAGTAATAGCTGACGATGAATTAAACGCTGGCGAAAAAGAGGATGACGAAGGGGAAGATGAAGAATAAGGTTGCGCCGGTTGCTGATTATGTTAACGGTCGCGCATGAGCGCGCGCGTGGTTGACCGCAATGGCTGGTTTGAAATTCCTGGGAACCCTTTATCGAAAGCGGGTGTGTTTCCATATCCAGGTTCGACGTTGAATGCACCGGACCCTACTAAGACGTTTATGGTTTATCGTCCGGCCGAAGAATTGGCCGATCCAGAAACCATTGACAGTTTTCGTTTAGTCCCGCTTGTTGACAATCACCACATGCTAGGCGATCCGGATTTGAAACCTGGATATATGCCGCCGGAAAAGAAAGGTGTGCATGGCGTAATAGGTGATAAGGTTTATTATGATGCTGCCACGCAAACGTTGCGCGGTAACTTGAAAGTTTTTTCTTCTTCTCTTGCTGACGCAATTGACGCTGGTAAGAAAGATTTGTCGTTAGGCTACCATTGCAATTATCTGCCAATTCCAGGGGTTGCACCGGACGGAACGCCTTACGATTATGTGCAGCGCCGTATGCGTGGAAATCACGTTGCTTTAGTTGCCGACGGCCGATGCGGTGATGAAATTTCTGTGATGGATAGCGTAACAGTTACTTTTGATGAAAAGGATTTTGTTGAAATGCCCGAAAGCCTCCGCAAGCGCAACCTTCGCGCGCATACCGCTCTTGTGAAGCAAGCAGTTGGTCGTTATGCTGCTGCTGCACAGAAGCGTTTTCCGAAAGCGAAAATCACTGTTGCAACCATGGACGCGGCGGATGAGGAAGCGGTTGCTTCCGAACCTGGTTTGTCTGACGTTGCCGACATTCTTTCGGATGTGCTGCCGCAAATCGCCGATATCAATTCGGCTATTGCTGACGCGGTTGCGCCGGACGACGGCATGGAAGACGAAATGGAACCGGAAATGGACGCTACGGGCGCGCCCGTGATGGACGAAAAAGGCAAGCCGAAAATGAAACCGGTCATGGATGCTGCGACCGGCAAACCCAAGCGCGTGCCGAAAAAACCACCTGCGGCGGCTGAACCGGACGCGAAGGCCATGGACGCGGCAATTGAACGTCATCTTGCACCCGTGCGGCAGAAAATTGCCGCTTTGGAAACTGGCGGCATGAAGTCGATTGTTTCCGAAATCAATAAGCGCAATGCGCTTGCCAATCAGATTTCCGAAATGGTTGGCACATTTGACCATGCGGAAATGACGCTATCGGAAGTTGCCAAATACGGCGTTGCGAAGCTGAATATTCCAACCCAAGATGGTCAGGAAGTTTCGGCAATCACTGCTTATATTGCGGGCCGAAAAGCAGTTGCACCCACCCGGCCAATTCAGGGCAACGGTATGGATGGGCTGGATGGTGGAAGCCCGCTTGCGCAGTATCTCAACGGCAAAAAAGTCGCGTAATTTCAGCAACAATTTTCGATAAGGATTTTTCCTATGGGCTTTCAGTCTGGTCCGATTTTGCTGCAACAGGCGTATGGCGTGCCTGGCGAGCTTGCTTATTCCGGTCCTATGCGTGTGTTTCCCTGGACGTTGGTTTCATCGCCTGAAATAAATTACGTCGGTAGCACGTATTACACGGTGGTTGAAGAAGGCATTGCCACGGCTGGCGGCACTGGTGAACAAGCCGGGTTGCTTGTTGATCCGAAGTCTTATGTGTTGTATGGCGAAGCTGTATTGAACGGCGCTTTGCAGCCGTCCATGATTTTGCCTGACCAATCAATCGGTCAGCTTGCAGTCATGGGTATTTTCAATGCCATTTTGACAACTGCCGCCGCAGTTGACGATTTGCTTTGCTTCAATAACACAACCGGCTTGCTGGCGTCTTTTTCGCCAAACACAACTTTTGCCGGTTCTTCAAGCGGCACAACTTTGACCGTGACCGGCACGCCAACAGGCGTGTTGCAACCCGGTTCAGCTTTGGGGACTGGCTTTCTGCCTGGAACCATTATTGTGTCCAATGGAACCGGAACCGGCGGCGCTGGCACTTATACGATCAACAATTCGCAGACTGTTGCGGCAGGCAGTTACAGCGCAAAAGGATTGCCGCCATCCGGTTACACGGCAATTCAGAACGGCAAAGTCATCTTGCGGGCATCGGCTGCAAATGGCTTGGCAATAATCGAGCTTACCGGCTAAATTTTAGTCGCAATTTTTTAACTGCTTTCAGAAGGATTTTCACCAGTGCCGCAAGTAACACCCGAACGGTCTTTCATCAGCGGGCGCAATGCCCGTCCGTTGACTGGTTTCGATCCGAAATTCTATGGCGATTTGCAGCGCATCGGCATTGAGTTGCCGCAACGTGAATTGCGCCGCATGGCACAGTTTGCGGCCGAATTTGACGGCTTCGGTATGGATGCTTTGCAGCCGTTGGTTTCGGTTGCCAGCATCCCGACACCAATCCAATTCTTGCAAAATTGGCTGCCTGGCTTCGTGGAAATCGCCACAGCCGCCCGCAAAATCGATGAGATTGTGGGCATTTCCACGGCTGGCGCATGGGAAGATGAGGAAGTTGTTCAAGGCGTTATCGAGTTGACTGGAACGTCTGTTCCCTACGGCGATTACACCAATATTCCGCTTTCAAGCTGGAATACCAATTTCGAGGAATGGAGCGTTGTTCGTTTCGAGGAAGGCATGCAAGTTGGCGTGCTGGAAGAAGCCCGCGCATCGCGCCTGAAAATCAATTCGTCCGCTTCCAAACGCGAAAGCTCAACACGCGCGCTGGAAATTCAGCGCAATGCAGTCGGTTTTTTCGGCTACAATAGCGGCAACAATATGACCTACGGCTTCCTGAACGATCCAGGATTGCCGGCCTATGTGGAAGTGCCTACAGGTGTGTCTGGTGAAACCCAGTGGTCAACAAAAACATATCTGGAAATCATCGCTGATTTGCGAACGGCTTTCAGCACTTTGCGCACTTCTTCCGCTGAAGTTGTGGACCCTACCAATCAGCCTACAACGTTGGCGCTGGCAACGGCTGTGATTGATTATCTGTCAGTCGTTTCTGACTACGGCAATTCGGTCATGCAATGGTTGAAAGAAACCTACCCGAAATGCCGCGTTGAAAGTGCGCCAGAATTGGACGCAGCAAATTCCGGCGACAACGTTTTCTATCTTTTTGCTGATGAAGTGAAGGATAGCTCAACGGATGATGGACGCGTATTTACGCAGGTTGTTCCTGCAAAATTTCGCGTTATCGGCGTGGAGCAAAAGGCCAAAGGTTACATTGAAGATTACAGCAATGCGACTGCTGGCGTGCGCTGCAAACGTCCGTTTGCAGTTGTCCGTTACTACGGGGTGTAAAACAAAGCCGGGAAAAGTCCCGGCTTTTTCAAAAGGTGCGATGTGGGGACTGTAAGAATTTATTCGACTGCAACTAATTCAACGCAGTATTGCGAATATGACAACAAAGACGATCCGAAAAAGTTGAAGCGCAAAGTGCGCTTCGTAACTATTCTGGGTGGCACTGGCGTTGCTCGCAAGCGCGGGCTTGTTACGCCGCTTGGCGTTTGCACAATTGTTACCGAAGAACAACTTGCTTTTCTTGAACAGAATGGCAGTTTCAAGCGGCACAAGCAAGCCGGGTTTATTACTGTTGTCAAAAGCAGCGCGCCCGATCCGGCCAAAGTAGCTGAAAATATGGCGCAGCGCGACGGTTCAAGCCCGCGTATGCCACACGATTATGCAGATGCGAAAAAGCCAAAAATGGCAAAGAAAGCTGACAACGGTTTGTCAATAACCGCTCCGGCTTATGTCAAGCCGTCTAGCAGCGGGTTTGCTGAAATACGGCAACCGGATTAACTCATGTCTTATTCTGCACAACCGTTTCCGATAACGCTGGTTTATACTGATGCGGATTTTCGCACGAATTTTCCGTATTTTGCCAATACAGCAACTTATCCAGAAGCGCAGTTGCAGAATTTTTTTAACATGGGAACGCAATTTGTTTCTAATTTCAATTGGGGACGGATGACAAATGCAGCCCGTCAAACCGCGTTGTATTTGTTGACTGCACATTTACAGCAAATGTTTACTGACATTGTTGCCGACAACGGCGCCGCGCCAGGCGTTGTAACCGATGCGCAGATTGACAAAATACGAGTGCAAATTCAGCCGCCACCTGGCAAGACTGCTTTTTCATATTGGTTAAATCAAACCACATGGGGACAACAGTTGCTTGCGTTGCTATCCGTGCAGAGTGCTGGCGGTTTTTATAAGTCCGGCGTTCCGCAGTTGGCAGGTTTTCGTAATTCGTTTGGCGGTTTTGGGTGACAAAAGTTATTCATGTTGCTGCCCCTAATCGCGACAAATTGATTGCCGCATTGCAGAAACTTGACGGTGTAAAGTGTCAAGTTGGCTGGTTTGCAAGCGCCAAATATAAAGATGGCACATCAGTTGCTTACGTGGCGAGCATACAAGAATACGGCTATGCGCCGAAAAATATTCCCCCGCGCATGGGCATGCGTGAGACGATTGCAGAAAAACAAGCATCGTGGGGACAGTATGCGGCCTATGGTGCCCGCAAGGTGCTGGAAGGCACGATGACACCATACGATGCCTTGGAATTGCTCGGCAGCCGGGCACAAGGTAATTTTTACAAGCATATCTCGGAAGTCACCCAGCCACCGCTTACTTTTGCCACGCAAGCGGCGCGGGCCAGAAGACTCGGCATTCCAGCCGACGAATTGACAATGACCGGTGCAAAGCCGCTTAACGATACCGGCCTGATGATTGCCAGCCTGACTCATCAAGTGACCGATGGAAAAATCGAACAATGATACCCGGAAACTTGTTGAATAAAGCCATGCGGCTTACCGGTTCAACTACTATTCAATGGTATGGTCAACCGACAACTGTTCTGAACGAAATAGGATTGCTTGTTTCAACGTATGCTGACCCTGTGCCGGTTCAAGCCTCGGTGCAACCTGTTCCTAGAACGATGATGCAATTTCTTGGATTAGACGCAAACAAAGAATACGTTATGGTCTATGCGTCAACTAAGATGGATGATCTTGCACGCGGAAGGCCGGGCGATCAGTTTCAATATTCTGCCTATATGTATCAGATAATGAGTAACACAGAATGGTTTCCGATTAACGGCTGGAATGGCACAATGGCGGTAAAAATAGGATTGCCGCCATGATGGACAACCCGCTAATTGCATTGTTGATTACAACTATAAATGCAGGGCTTGCCGCGCAATCGGTCACTGTGGGCATTCAGCAAGCATACCAGCCGACACAGCAAGGCGTGCCCACAGAACCATATCTTTTAATCAGTAAAATAGCGGATGCACGCTATGGTTTCACGCAATGCACGGATGCATTTGACAACGAAACCGGAGTGATGACACATTCCGAAAGTGAGCAAATTCTAACAACTTTTCAGATAGGTGTTAGCGCAATTCAAAATCCGGCTGACGTTAGCGCGTTGACGCAGGCTGATTATATAAAAGCAGCCGCCACCGCTTTGCAGCTACAGAGTGCAGTATCGTCTTTGAATGCGGCGGGTGTTGGCATCGAAAGAATTATGAAAATACGTCAAACATTTTTCAAAGATGAAAAAGGCAGGTTTGAAGCCTCGCCTATTTTCGAGTTTACAGTTTCGCATTTTAATACCGTGTCCTATGAGATCGGTAGCACAAGCGAAGCAATTGGAACCGTAGCAGCGTTTTAGGGAGTTTCTCGCGTGGCAATTTCATTCACGAATTACGTTGACATTACAAGCGGTGTTAGCGGCACTGCTGCTGTAAAGCAACGCGAGTTGATTACGCGAGTTTTTACTACGAATTTGCTTGTTCCGGCAAATTCGTATGCAGAGTTTACAAGTGCTGAAGATGTTGGCGCTTATTTTGGCACAACTTCAGTTGAATATGAGCGCGCATCTTATTACTTCAATTTCTTGTCGAAAAACAACGTTTCACCGCCAAAGATTTCTTTCGCCAGTTGGGTTGAAACAAACCGGCCGCCGATGATTTACGGCGATCCGGTTTATACTGCGACTTTGGCGACGTTTCAGGCGATTACCACGGGCAAGCTGGATATCCAGCTTGGCGCATCAACGCTGGCCCTGACGGCCCTTAATTTTTCGGCTGACGAAAGCCTGGCATCGGTGGCTGCCACCGTTCAGGCCGCGATTGTAGCGGCTGGTGGCAGCGATCCGGTTTGCACGGGTGCGACGGTGGTGTTCAACCCCACGTCGCCATTAGGGGCTATTTTCGAGCTTACGGGCGGCGGCACAGCGGGAGCTGGAACGGTCGCGGTGACAGCCCCGACAACTGGCACTGATGTTGGCGCTGCGCTGGGTTGGGAAAGCCCTGCGGCGGTTATATCGCAAGGTTCTGTTGCTCAAAGCCTGACCAATACGATGATTGCCAGCAATGGTGCGTCAAATAATTTTGGCACTTTCTGCTATGTGCCGACATTGACAAATACGCAAATTCTGGAATTGCAGACTTGGCTTTCAACACTCAACGTAACCTATATCGGATTGTATCAGGTTACGGAAAGCACCGCATCGGAAGTTTCGGCGGCAATTATTGCAACGCCAGGCGGCGCGATGACGCTTGCGCCATACACAACCGATTTCCCGGAAATGATACCGGGTATGATTTTGGCTGCTACCGATTACATGGGGCCAAATGCTTCGCAGAATTATATGTATCAGCAAGCGCCGAATACGCAGGCGAGCGTTACAACCGATGCAGAACAGGAAGCCTATGACGCCCTTCGCGTCAACTACTATGGGCAAACGCAGGAAGCCGAGCAATTTATTGCTTTTTATCAGCGAGGCGTTCTGACCGGCAGCAGCAACTCGCCAGCCGACATGAATGTTTTTGCCAACGAAATTTGGTTCAAGTCTTACGTTGCAACTTTGTTCCTTTCGGCGCTGCTGACGCTGAACGAAATACCGGCTAACATTTCCGGTAAAGGAACAATGACAAGCATTATTCAAACCGCTGTCAATCAGGCGCTTGCCAATGGTGTTATCAGCGTAGTCGGCACTGCAAACCCGCTTACGCCAACGCAAATTCAGGCAATTGGGCAACTGACTAATAGCGCCAACGCATGGCAACAGGTGCAGACAATCGGTTACTGGTTTATGGTCTATTTCACTAGCTCGGTTACAAGCGATGGACGGACTGAATACCAAGGCAACTATACGCTTGTTTACACCAAAAACAATGCTATTCGTAAGGTAATCGGCACGCATAACCTGATTTAAGGCTGTGCGTAACTCTGTGGGCAATGCCCGTAAGCTACTGATTTAACGGCGCTTTTAAGGTGGATTAAGATGCAAAATGTCTCGGCTTTTGGCTTTGCGGTCAATTTCATCGCCAGCAACACGTTCCCGGCAGGGTTCACAGTTACCGCGTTCGCGGACGACGCGGACCCTATGGACGTGCCAGAAATTGCGGTAAACAATTCTGCAATGGGCGTAAACGGCGATCTTATTATTTGGTCAAAAGCCAACGAATTGAAGCCGAAATTTGCAGTCATCGACGGATCGGTTGACGATATCAATTTGCAGATTTTGCTTGAAGCAAATCGCGTCGGCAAAGGCAAGTCGTCAGCGCAAGATGTGATTACTGCAACTTGCTTGTATCCGAACGGGACAACTACAACGTTCAGTCAAGGCGCAATTATGATGGGCACGCCAACGTCAAGTGTTTCCAGTGCCGGACGCATCAAAACGAAATCCTATGAATTTGCGTTCGAGAATAAGACAGGTTCAGGCGTGTAATGGCCGATTTGCTTGAACCAAAAGACGAAGAATTTTTGACGCTGAAAGGCGAAACAAAAACTTACGTCTTATCGAAATTTCCAGCCGTAGCCGGTAGGGAAATTGTGGCAGGTTATCCAACGTCAGCAATTCCAAAAGTTGCTGACTACAAAGATAACGAAGCAATCATGCTTAAGCTAATGTGCTACGTGGCGGTGAAACACCCCAACGGCACATTACTGCGCTTGGTTACTTCAGAGTTGGTCAATAATCATGTGCCCGATTACGAAACTTTGCTTAAAATCGAAATCGCCATGATGAAATACAACACAAGTTTTTTCGGACAAGGGGAAGTCTCAACTTTCTTAGGCGCATTCGTCAAGAAAGTCCTAGTATCGGCTTCCCCAACGTTGACAACTTTCTCGGAGCGATTGTTGGAAGTGGTAAGGCAACGTGGCGCGAATTACGAGACGACTACACACTAGAAGAAGCTTTCAATATATTTGAAGTCATTGCAGTGCAGCGTTACAACGAATATTTGACAGTCGAATATCACCGGAAAAAGTAAGGGCAAATCGTGAGTATTCTTGACACATTCACGATACTTTTTGAAAACAAAGGCGGCGCTGAAACCAAAAAAACGCAAGATGCAGTTACAGACAGCGCCAAGAAAACCGGTCATGCTGTAGAAGAAGCTGGTAAAAAAGGCGAAAAAGCAGCCCATAAAATTACAGAAGGCAACAATAAACTAGCAGAGAGTTTTGATAAGGTTAAAGAGCATGCGGACGAAATGGCTGAAAGGCTTATCGAACATGCTTTAGAAGTTGCCGCCGCATTCAAGGCTTTGTTTGCAGTTGAAAAGCTAGTTGATAGTGTTTTTGAAACTGCGGAAACTTCTGATCAGCTAGGCGAGCGTGCAAAATCGCTTGGTGTAGAAGTTGAAGAATTAGATGCGTGGGGCAACGCAGCCAAGCGAGTCGGCGGATCGGCCGAGGCATTTGGGCAAAGCCTTGTCGATTTGAACCGCAACGTTTCTAGGTTTGAAGCCACCGGAAAAGGCCGCTTGCTGCCTTTTTTGAAAGAGCTTGGTTTAGGAACCGACGTTCTAAAGCTGAAATTTACCGAGTTGCTGCCTGCGTTGGCAAAAGCAACTGAAGGTAAAGACAAGCAGCAAACCAGCGGCGCGTTGCGCGGCCTTGGTTTAGACGAAGGCACCATACGGCTATTGCAGCGAGGCAAGGAAGGCGTTGAAGCCCTGATTGCCAGGCAGAAGCAGCTAGGGCTTACCACTGCCGAAGATGCTGAAGCAGCCGAAAAATTCAACATAGAATGGGATGACATTCAACAAATGTTCCACCATTTAATGGTGGAATTTGACACGTATTTTTTGCCCACACTTGAACGGTTGCTTGACGGTGTAGAGGCAATTACACGGTTTCTTGAAGATCACGCAAACGTTGTAAAAGGTTTTTTTATTGGGCTTGGTGTCGCTGTAATTGCTCTAGCTGACGCATTTGACGTGCTTAATATTGCCATGCTCAAAAACCCGGTTGTGTTGATTACAGCAGCAATTATTGCAGCTATCGCAGCATTTGCTTTGCTTTATGACGACATTGTTGCTTTTGCTAAAGGTGGCAATTCCGTGATAGGTCATATTGCAAAGCAATGGCCTATTGTGGGCAAAATTGCATGGGAAATTATCGACGCTTTCCGAGCATTGCGGGATTTCACAGTTGATGCTTTTACAGACATTTTGCAGTGGATCGAACATATACCCGAAGGCTTCCGTCAATGGGGCGAAATTCTATCAGGCTTGTATGCTAAATTTGAAGAATTTTTTCCTGGCATTACAGGGTTGATTGAAGATACTAGCGGCGCTTTGGGTATTAACCTGAAAATATGGGAAGGCTGGTTTAATGCTTGGTTTGTTGCAGCTAAGTTTACAGTTGAAACTTTTTGGAATGTGACCAAAGCAATATTTGAGTTGCTGGCAAATATAATTGTAAATCCGCAACATGCTTTCGAGAAATTCGGCGCAAGCATGAAGCAGGTTTTTCAGAGTTTCGGCAGCATTGGCGAAGGCGTAATTGCCTTGTGGCAAAAGATTGGCGATATTATTACCAGCACTATAGGCCGCGTTCAGGCTGCAATTGGCGGAATTAGCGGCGCGTTGCATGTTGGCGGCAATGTGTTTGGCGAAGTCAAAACTTTTCTGCATGATCGGTTTATACATTCGACATACGGGGGTGCGCTTCTGCCTGATCTTCCTGCGGCCCATGCGGCGCTTGCTGACAGCAACGTCCCCGCGTCCGCTCTATCGCCAGGCGCGATTCTAGCGGGCGTTCACGCGGGCGCTGGCGGGGCGAATGTAACCAATAACGTCACCGTGCAGGGTAGCACCATAAACGCCACCAGCGCCGAACCTGCCGCCATCGGCGCAGCCGTTGACGCTACTGTGGGCAAGCACATATCGACGGCCCTAAACCACTACGCGGACGGGGTATCTCATTAATGTCCGATAGCTCATCCGCGTATCAGCCAAGTGCCGCGTATGACGTGGTGGCGGTTTTTGACAACAATTTTAATCAGATATTTTCAAGCGGTTCGGGCAACGGCGCGCGACCGATTAAGGCGCGCATTGTCGAAAAAGCCAAAGTGTTGAAACATCCAATAGAAACAGGCGCGTCTATTGTCGATTTTCGCATCATTGAGCCTATAGAAATAACGCTAGATATGACGTTGAATGCTGCTGATTATGTCGCTACATACAACGAAATTAAGCAAGTGTTTCTTGGCAATAGCACTATACAGGTGCAAACGAAAACTGGTTTGTATCCGAATATGCTGATTGCGGAAATGCCGCATGACGAAGACGCAAATTATTTTGATACAATTGCAATTCCGCTTAGGCTTACAGAAGCGCAATTTGTCATTGCTTCTACGTCGCCATTACCAGCAAGCATGACGACAAAAAATAATGGCAACGTGACTGGAAAACCTGCTACTACTGCACAAGAAAATAATGCCAGTGCGGTTGCCGGACCGAGTGCGCTGGACAGCATTTTCTACAGTGGAAAATAAACATGCAAACGGTTGCGCTTTCTGCTGTGCCTAATCAAACATTTAGCACAACGCTAAATGGAAACCGTTATGACTTTGCCATATATTTGTGCAACGGTAGCATGTGCTGCGACGTATCGGTAAACGAAGTGACAGCCGTAAGCGGGCAACGCATTTGCAATGGCACTTTTATGATACCGTTTTTTGCATATTCAATACCAAATGGCAATTTTTTGCTGTTGACTACAAATGACGATTTGCCGGATTATACACAATTCGGCAACACGCAAACACTCATTTATCTTGATGAAGCCGAGATACAAGCCGCAGTAAATGCCGCGCCAACGCCACAAGAAAACTTGACAGCGTATGCACTTGCATGAGCGATAGCACGTCAATTTCAGGTGATATTTCAGCCATCGACGGGCGGCTTTTGACTGCACAAATTCAGATTAATAATGATCTTGTAACATTTGACCAAACTTTCTACATTCGTGCTAAAGGAAAGAAAGCAGCAAATGCTTTGCAAAACGAATGCGAGTTAGAAATCGCCAATCTTGATACAGCTACACGCAATTACTTGCTTACAGAAACGTCGCCTTTCAATCAGAACCGAACGCCCAAAATTTTGAACCTGTATGCCGGGCGGGTATCAACAGGTCCTTTTCTCGTATATACTGGCGACATAATGACTGTGGGCATATCGCAGCCGCCAGATATTATGCTTAAGTTGCAATGCGGAACCGGCCACTTCAAAAAAGGTGCGGTAGGACGGCGCAGCGGTGGCGCTAACACGAAGCTGTCAACACTTGCTGGAGCGGTAGCAAGCAATCTCGGCGTATCTTTGCGCATGGAAGCGCCGAACGTATCTGTAAAAAACTACAGCTATAGCGGCAATGCTCTTGACGAAGTGCAAGAATTAGCGTCAGCCGGTAGCGCGCAAGCCTACGTTGACGATCAGCATTTGATTTTGAAATCTGTAAATGTGCCGCTAAGCGGTTCTGTGCTAAATTTGTCTGCACAGACTGGCATGATAGGCGTGCCAGAAATTACAGAACAAGGTTTGAAAGTCAAATTTCTTTTTGATGGCAGCGTAAAACTCGGCGGCGCTATCAATATAACGAGTGTTCTAAATCCGGCTGTAAATGGGCTTTTCGTGATATTCAAGCTGGATTTTGAGCTATCAAGCCGAGAGATTGAATTTTATTACATTGCGGAATGCTTGAAGGCTAAAACATGACCGGCCCGATACCACCGCCTGACCCTACCGCACTGCCGGGTTATGATTACGCGAACAAAGCAACTCTTGTAGGGCTGCTTGACCAATTGCGTATGACTATGCTAAAAAATACTGACGACATGCTGCCTGCCACAGTTGTAAGCTATGACCGCGTAAACAATATGGCGACAATTCAGCCAGCCGTTCACATGGTGACGACTACAGGCCAGCTTGTAGGCAGGGCTTCGGTTGCGAGCATTCCAGTGCTGGCGCTAGGCGGTGGTGGCTTTTTTATTAGCTTTCCGCTTGTCGCAGGTTCGCGCGGCTGGATTAAGGCAAACGATAGAGATATCAGTTTGTATATTCAACAATCAGCGGCAGCCGCGCCAAATTCGCAGCGAATGCACAAATTTGCTGATGGCCTTTTTATTCCTGATATAGTCAACGGATATACGCTATCTGATGATGACGCGAATAATATGGTTATTAGTAGCATCGACGGCACCACAAAAATTGCGCTAGGCGAAAACCTAGTAAATATCTATGCAGCAAGCGGAGTTGTCAACGTAAACGCAGAAACAATAAACTTGAATGGCACGCTTGTTATTAACGGGACTGCATATCTTGCCCACATGCATATAGACGCTGGTGGCGAAGGTGATAGCGGGCCGGTGGCGACATGATGCAAACGAACGGGCTGGCAAGCCAAAACACAAGCCTTGCGTTGAATGCAAACCATGATTTGTATTTAGATGCATCGGGCAATGTGGTGCTGGTAACTGGCGTGGAAGCAGTTGCGCAAGATTGTCAATGCGCGATGGCGGCACAGTTGGGCGAAATGATTTACGAGCCACAGAACGGCTTGCCTTATCTGACTGACGTTTTTTTACAGACTAATTTGGTCAAATGGGAAGCAGCCGCGCGGACTGCTATTTCCGCAGTGCCGAGTGTGGTGCAACTGAAATCTATAAGTTATTCAATAGCTAACAACGCATTGTCTTACGTTGCTACTATTCAGACTATTTACAGTCAGTTTATTACAGTCAGTGACACAGTTACAGGTAGCGTAGCATGAGCGATACCACTTACCAGTATGTCGAAAATACCGGCATAATTGTTGCCGATACGTCAACTGTGCTGACTGAAGTGCAAGGCGAATGGACAGCCGCGTTTGGCGATGGATTGAATATTGATAGCTCTACACCGCAAGGTGTTATGATTTCTGCTGAAGTTTCTGCGCGTTCAAATGTCATAAAAAATAACGCAGCGGTTGCTAATCAGATAAATCCTAATCAAGCTGAAGGTGTTTTTCTGGACGCTATTTGCGCGCTGACCGGACTTGAACGAAACCCTACTACTTACACCACAGTTGAAAACGTATTGCTTACTGGTGTGCAGAATACGCTTGTTCCTGCTGGCAGCTTGGTAGAAACCGCAGCGGGCGACCAATTCGATTTGACTGCTGACGTGACCCTTGAGACGTTCAACGGTAGCACCTGGACCGGTATCGGTGAATTTCAGGCAGTGCAGGGCGGTCCGGTGCCGTGCGGGACCGGCAGCAATGGCTTGGTTAATTTAGTGACTGACGTGCTTGGATGGGAGACGGTCAGCAACGCCAGCGCGGGCGTTGTGGGCACCTTACAACAAACGGATGGCGTGCTACGCGCCTTGCGTCGGCAAACCCTGTTCCTGCAAGGCGTCAGCCTTATAGGGGCTATATTGTCCGCCGTGGCTGACATAACAGGCGTTATTGGTTTTCAAGGGCTGGAAAATTATACCAGCGCGCCGCAAACAATCAGCGGAGTTTACATGGTAGCAAATTCAGTATGGGTGTGTGTCGATGGCGGCGCGCAAGCTGATATTGCAACTGCGCTGCTGGTAAATAAATCGCTAGGCTGTGCATGGAACGGCGCGCAATCTGTTAGCGTCATAGAACCATCAAGCGGACAAACCTACACAGTGCTATATGACGTGCCTACTTCTGTTCCTTTGCTAATCAGCGTCACAGCAAAACAAGGTTCTTTTGTCGGCAATCCTACAACTGCCATAATGCAAGCAATTATTGATTTTGGCAACAATGCTATTCAGCCCGCCGATCCTAACGCTGAACCGGTGCAAGGCTTTGGCGTCGGTCAAAGCGCATCGCCTTTTGAAATAGGCGCAGGCATTACGCAGGAATGTCCTGGTATATATTTGCGTGCAATTCTGATTTCAACGGTAGCAGCTAACAATTTGCAACCGGATGAAATACCGCTAGACATATATCAGAAAGCAACTATTACAGCCGATGATATAACTATCGTTATCGTCACATGAGCGACACAATAGAAGCACAGAATGGAATAAGGCAATTCGATTTTTCAGTCGATTTGCTCAACTCTATTCTTTGGGAATATAACAATTCCGAAACTCTTAACGCGCTCATCAGTGCTAAGCAAACTTGGTATAATAATGAGCAAGCTGGATTTTGGGAAAGCTGGATAACAGACGTTTTTGACTTGCGCACATGCAACACGTTCGGGCTAATTGTGTGGGCAATCATTCTTGGAATACCGATTACATATATTTTGCCTGCGCAAACAACGCCACCGACAAACCCTTTTGGTTTTGGGCCAGACACAATAGGCGGCACACCAAACGGCAATGGTAACTTTTTTGCGTCAAACTTTTTTGGCAGCGGTCAAACGCAAACGTTTATACTGTCTGAAGATCAGCAACGTATATTGCTGCAAATGCGATATAGGCAACTTGTCGCTCGCGGCACTGTGCCAGAAGTCAACAAAATTTTTGCTGACTTGCTTGTCCCCGATTACGGGCAACTATATGTTATCGACAATTATAATATGACGATGAGCATAGTTGCACCGAACGGCTTTCCGTCGTTTCTGTCATTTTTGTTCACGCAATTTGACATTGTGCCGCGACCGGCGGGTGTTAAGCTGTTGCTTGTAAATGCCAGCTATCAAGCATTTGGTTTTGGGCCGGACAGCGGCACAGGATCGAACGGCAATCTCAATTTCTACTATTCCAACTTCACGATAAATTCTCTCTGACAGCCCGCAAGGAAACGTTATGAACCAACATTATTTTGCCGTTCCGTTTGCAGTTGAAGGCGACTTGCAGGCAATTCCGAATGCAACCGATCCTAACGGCTACGTTAGTTACAATCAGGGTTTTACCTATGATTATCAACGCGATTTGCAGACTGATAATCTTGCAAAGCAGATACAGCGCGTTACGATCAATCAGGCTTACAATGACATTACTACCGCGTTGCAAAATATTCAGCAATATGGAACGTCAGAGTTTATTTATTCAGCCGACAATCAAGGCACTGCATTTGCGTATGATATTTATGCGTTGTGTCGATATTCGGTTAGCGGCACTTCGCCTTTCGGTTTGTTTTTATCAACAGTTTCAGCTAACACAAGCCAACCTGGCACTGCTGGCAGTTGGGTGAATGTTGGCAAGGCGCTTGCCAATAGCGGCGCAATTCAGCCTATTATTGCGCTTAATAATGTCGGTTTACCTGCTGTCAGCACGTCTTATCCTTGCGTTATTACTTTTACGCCAAGTTGCGAGGGGTTTGTTGACGTATCAGCTTACTCGGCAATTGGAAACGGGCTTACACCAGTTGAAGGTTTTTACACAAATTTGACTATTACAGGCAGCGGAGTTTCAAACGCGCAAGGAACAGGCGAAACAGCAGACCCGCAAAATGTTGCTGTAATGGCGTTTGGCAGCGCCAAAGTTGCTGCCGGAAGCCTTGTAACAGTGACCGCGACTGTCACTACGCTTGCCACTTCGTGCGGCCCGTTTCAAACAAATCTGAAAGTTGCCTTTATTCCGGCTGGCGGCAACGCCACTTAGCTGCTATGATTTCTCGCCATCATTCCGATGGTCACAATAACGTGAAAGCAATTCGCATGTCTCAAACCAATCCGCCAACCCCAACGCCAATTGCTCTTGAAGTGCCCTATGATATCATCGGCCCTGCGCCTGGTTATGCGACGCTCTACATCGAAATCCAGAACAGTGACGGCACAGCCCCCGCGCTCGAAAACGATCCATCGACGGAATTTCAGAATGCCGTGGTTATCGGTGGCGTCACGCCGAATGCCGGTGCCAACGCTGATTTTCCAACAGCGACATATCCTTATGTCGGGACTCTGACAGCGCAGGTGGCAGGATCGGCCCTGATTGACCTGGTGGCGGACGGAGTTGTGTGTCAACAATTTGAAGTCACGGTCACACAAGCGCCGCCAGAGACCGCCACCGTGCCAGCAACCGGCATTGTGGTTACGCCACCCGGCTGACGACAAAAGAAGCCCGATGCAGCAGGTGCAGTTGCTTGCATCGGGCTTCCCTGTGGCCACCCCTGGCGGACGGTTATTTATCGCGGTAAACGCGCGCGCCCGGAACCCCAAATTCTGGATCAACTTCGATAAACCTGATCACAAAATGGCGATCAGGATATTTCTTGTTAGCCTTGCTGACATTGCCGCCAAGCGCACGCGCGGGGTTGGGAATATCCTCGTTGGCTTTCACGAAAAACGAATCGTAGCCGTCGCGGTTCGGCGGTTCCAAATCGCTGAACGGGTATTTTTCCGTTTTCGGTCCGCGTGCCACGCGCGTCTCTTTTGAGGCGGCCGGGACAGCTACAAAGCGCGCTGCTGACCTGGTGACATACAACGGCGCTTTAGCCGTTCGCGAGCCGCGTGGCCTTCCACGGCCGCGCGCCGCCGGCGGCGATTGTTCCGTAAACGCAGCTTCTGCCTCGGCTTCTGCCTCGGCTTCTGCCTCGGCTTCTGCCTCGGCTTCTGCCTCGGCTTCTGCCTCGGCTTCTGC